AAGTTATGTTCCAAGTTTAACGGCAAAACAAAACAACATCACCGAGAGTGCGAAGAGTTACACCCCCGGATTGAACGAGACAATCATTCAAGATACATTTGATTTTTTGATCACTCAAGATTTTCACTATTTGACAACTCAAGATGGTGACTATTTAGGGTTTGACAAAATCTTTATTGGCTATTTACTTACAACGAACAACGAGTTTATGAGAACTCAAGACGGCAACTTTTTAGAATTATGAGCAACAAGAGAATAACTGACCTAACCGAATTAACAACCCCAACAACGGACGATGTTTTACCGATTGTAGACATAGCAACGAACACGACACAAAAAGTGCAAGTAGGCAATTTGCCGACTACAACTGCCGTGACTAATGCTCTTGCTACGAAACAAGATACGCTCGTTTCGGGAACAAATATCAAGACGGTTAACTCAACATCGCTTGTTGGTAGTGGCAATATCGCAGTTCAAGAAACCCTTGTCAGCGGAACAAATATCAAGACATTGAACTCAACTTCTTTGCTTGGTAGTGGTAACATTGTTTTGACTGCCAACCCATCGGGTGTTGCGGGTGCGATTCAGTTTAGCAATGGTTCAGCGTTTGCAAGTGATGCTACAAATCTATTTTGGGATGATACCAACAATCGTTTGGGTGTTGGTACGAATACACCAAACAATACAACTGAAATTCAAATACCAAGCACATACGGTGCAATCGGCTCAAATGCAAATTTGTATTTAACATCAGCATTGACAAGTGCGGGTATAAAAATTGGTGCAAGTGGAAGCGGTGGGGGGTGTACAATTCAAGCAACACAAAGTGGGGGTGGAACTGCGTTTAATTTGGCATTAAATCCATTTGGCGGTTCTGTTAATGTAGGAAACTCAAATCTTGGAGCATCATTAGGCATCAAAGGCAGTGGCTCAACATCAGCCACAACATCTTTGTTGGTGCAGAATAGTGCGGGTACGGCTGCGTTGACTGTTTTAGATAATTTAACAACAAGTTTCGGAGGTGCTACAACTACATCGGGGGACTTAAATTTTACGGGTAACATTATTAGAACTTCAAGAGGAAGAATAAATTTTTACGGAACTGATGGTGAAATAACACTAACAAATAGCACCGAAAATGGATTTGGTTTATTAAAGTTTGGAGGTTTAACTTCAAGTTTTCCCGCATTAAAAAGAAACGGAACTGCCATTGATGTTAGGTTGGCGGATGATTCAAATTATGCGGGTTTTAATACGGGTGCTACATTTATCAAAGGTTCGGGTACTACAAGTGCCACAACATCTTTGTTGGTGCAGAATAGTGGGGGGACGGCTGCGGTAACTGTAAAAGATGATTTGAGTGCAACTTTTGGAGGATTGGTTCAAGGAACAAGTTTGGTTGCAACGGCAAATATAAATTTTGGAAATATCCTTTATGGAAATAATTTTTGGAATCAATCCGATGGAGGTACAAAATTGGGGGCAGCATCAGCACCCGTTGCGTCCGCAATTTTAGAAATGGTTTCAACAACAAAAGGCTTCCTACCACCCCGAATGACCACAACCCAAAAGAACAATATCAGTTCACCCGCAAGTGGATTGGTGGTTTACGACACTACAACAAACAAATTGTGTTGCTATAATGGTAGTAGTTGGAACGATTTATTTTAATTTTGAAAATATATAAATATGAAAGCAATAAAAATTAATTCAGCAGTAAACCTAACAAGCGGTTTATCAATCCCATCGGGTTCAGTAGTAGTAATCGCAGAAGGTTACGCATCAGTTAAAGACCAAAAAGACGGAATCATCCCCGCCCAAATCGCCACCTTTGTTTTTGCAAGTGTACAAGCATTGGCAGAAGGCAAAGCCCCGATTCAAGGCATTGAAGATTTTAACACCACTTTTTCGGGTTTAGAGTTGAGCGTTGCGGATTACGAAACATTGGCAGCAGAAACCTTGCTTGTAAATGCCGTTGAGAAATCACTTGAATCAATCTATGGCTTGGACAATGTAGATGTAATTGATTTGTAAATAGTGAAAAACCTGAATGATACCACCGCAGCAATTGCCACCGCCATCACGGGTTCATCAGCGGTCATCACTTTTGCTCAAATTTATCAACCCCTTGTTACTTTTGGTGTGGGGATTCTTGGTATTATTTCGGGCGTTTTGGCTGTTATATATTGGGCTAAAAAAATTAATCGCATCAAATGACCGTAAAAAAACCATCCGCAAATCCGCTTCCAATTTCGTTTGATCAATTCCGAAAGAATCCCGTTGCTGGGGTTGCTTTCCTTGCATTGGTAGGTGTGAGCTATTTATACTATGATGTCAAGTCATCATACACCGAACAACTTGAAAATTCCAACAAGAAGATTGAAGCGTTGGATTTGAAAATTGACCGTCTTGGATATGCTCTCAAGAAATCCGATTCCGCTTTGGCTGCTGCCATCACAGAACTTCGCATCATTAACACGGTAAAAAAACTATGAGGTACTTTGTCATTTTCTTTTGTCTGTTCATCGCAGCCATTGAGATTGCCTTCCCAGTTGGTGCAGTTACAACACCACCGATTGATGAGGTGGAAGCAATGTTGAAAAAGGTTGAATCAAATCTGCGTCAAGCATCGGCAGTTGTATCCGTGGCAAAAGCCAAAGGAGAACAAATGGTTGAAGGCAAGGTTCAAGAGAAAGCCGAATTGAAAGAAGCCGTGGTGAATGCTGAAAAGAAAGCCGAAGCCGTGGTTCAACAGATGCAAGTTGTTCAAGAACAAATGGAGGTGTATGCCGTGAAGATGGTAGGTGCTGGATTAGATACCACAACCACACCAATTGAGTTTAAAGGAGTGATCTATGATGCGTATTTGAACTATCTCTCCGAAGGTGGTAAAGAAGAGTTTGACTATTTTAGAATGTACCTATGGCAGCAAAAGTAAACATCACATCATTTCGGGCAAAACCCAAAAACAAATTGGGAAGACATACCAAGCACAAGAACAAACACAAGAGTTCAAAACCATATAAAGGACAAGGCAAATGATAGACAAAATCAAGACCGCAATGAAGGCGAAAGGATTTGCCTTTTTTGAAAATGGGGATTACAACCTCAATATAATCGGAATCCGTACCATCGGCAACAAAGTGACCAATGTATTTGATGACCTTTTGACCGTTTCCTACAAGGTAAATGGCGAGTGGGTGTTCAAACAATGGGCAGCGACAACCGATCCCGGCACGAAGGGAGTGAAAGAGTTCCACAACGCACAAGGTGTTGCTCGTTTAGTCCCCGGTCAATACAAAGGAAGCCACGCCATCGGTCTGCATCAAGGCAAATATGAGGCATTGAGACAAGTTAAACCGCTCAAGGTATACCGAGATGCCAACAAGGATATGACATACGATGAGAAGGTAATCACGGAAGGCATCTACGGAATCAACATTCACAAAGCAGGTGCAGATTCCACCTATGTGGAGAACTGGAGCGAAGGATGTCAAGTGTTTAAGCGTTCGGCTGACTTTGATTCGTTTATGGCTATCGTCAAAAAGGCTGCATCCTTGCACGGAAACTCCTTCACATACACACTTTTGCTATCTTCCGACATATGAAACGCATTTTAGAAATATTCACAGGTGACAAAGGAGAGATGTCATCAAAACGATTCGTTGGGATCATCGGTGCTTTTGTTTTGTTTGGGACAATGGCTCACAATTCTATGTCAACTACTGATATCGCACCTTCTCCTGAATTGGTGACTGCGGTTGAATTCATCGTGATTGCTTGTCTTGGGTTCACATCCATTGACAAGTTCTCAAACAAAAAGGATTGATTGCTATTTGTAGGTGATGATATTCCAAAGAATAAACTTTCACGACAACAAACTGCCTGTGTTCAAAGAGAACAAGGCGAAGGGGTTCGTGACTTTCGGAGCAGACAATCTCTATCCTGATTTTCTCATTGAGTTATTCAATAAATCACCCAAGCACAATGCAATAGTTTCTGCAAAAGCATCATATGTTGCTGGTATAGGGACAGAGGTATACGGTCAAAATACAACCGACATCGCCAAAGCCGAAGCCAAACTCAAGAACATAAACGCTTACGAGACCTATGAGGAACTGAAATCCAAAATCGCCTACGATGCGGAGTTGTTCAATGGCTTTTGCGTTGAGGTAATTTGGAACAAAGCCAAGACCGCTCCAGCGGAATACTATCACATCCCATTCAAGGATGTCCGCAAGGGTTTGGAAGGTGACTACATCTATTGTGCTGATTGGACTGATAGCAAAGCCGAAAAGATTCATTATGTTCCTTATAACCCCATCACGAGAGAATCAAAGCAGTTGTACTATTGCCAATTCTATCGTCCCGGTCAAGGTGAATATCCTTTGCCCGATTATGTTGGAGCGTTAAAATATATTGAGGTTGACACCGAGATTTCCAATTACTACCTAAATAGCATCAAGAACGGATTTACCGCTCAAACTCACATCCAGTTGTTCAAGGGGATTCCAACACCTGAAGAAGCTCGTGCAACTGCAAGACGATTCAAAGAGAACTATCAAGGAACGGACAATGCTGGTGGGTTGATTATTCAGTACAACGATCCTACCGAAAAGGAATCAGTCATTTCAAACCTTCAGCCATCGGATTTTGACAAGCAATTTGACTTGTTAAATAAGACCGTACAACAAGAGATATTTGTTGCCCATAAGGTCAACTCTCCGATGTTGTTTGGTGTGCGTGTAGAAGGTCAGTTAGGCGGTAGAACTGAATTAATAGAGGCATATGAGATGTTCCATCACGCCTACATTGAACCACGCCAACAAAAGATAGATGATGTGTTCTCTTATCTGCTTGAGCCTATTGCACAGGTAAGATTGGAAACCATCAACAAGCCACCAATCGGATTGGATTACCAGTCATTATTCACCGCTGGTGTAATTACAAACGAAGAAGCAAGAAAGGAACTTGGATTGCCATTAATCAGCGAAGTGAAACAATCATCTTTGAACGATGCCATCAACGCCTTGAGTCCTTTGGTTGCAAACAATGTGTTGAGCAATATGACAATCAACGAGAAGCGTCAATTGGCTGGTCTTCCTCCTATCGCTGGAGGTGATTCATTGCCATCTGCGTCACCAGTTGCGTTGTCAAAACAAAATCCCTTTGGATGGGACGATGAGCGTGACCTTATCGTGTTTAACAAATACGGAGAGAAAGCCGAAGAGTTTGAAGAGGCAAAGTTTGAGTTTGCAGATGCAATTGAATCTGCCATCTTGAATGTGCTGAAAGAGAATAAAGGTTTACAGGTCGGTGACATTGTAAACATCACCAAACTTGACGCAAAGGTTGTTGCTGATACGATTGCCAAACTTGCCAAAGCCGAATTGATTAAGTCATACGAGGACGGATTAGAAACCACCCCAAAAGGATTGGACGAAATCAAAAACTTGCAAACTGAATTGGTGGTGAGATACCAGTACGGACTTGCACCCGGCATCACAGGAGGACTTTTGCTTGACACATCTCGCAAGTTCTGCACGGATGTTGTGAATAGTGGTCGTGTGTATTCTCGTGAGGACATCAATATGATGTCAGCGGAATTGGGTTATGATGTTTGGAAGAGAAGAGGCGAGTGGTACACAAACCCAACAACCGGAATCACCACACCACAATGCAGACACATTTGGGTTCAAAAAGTATTAAGGAGAATTAAACGATGACCAACTTTGTATACTTCATAAGCACAACCTATTTGAAGGACAACACCCCTTTGAATGAGAATGTTGACGATAAATTGCTCAAGTCAGCAATCAAAGAAGCTCAAGAGATTTATGTGAGAGATGTCATCGGTTCAGGCATTTACAATGAGTTGCAAGTTCAGGCATTCGCTGGTACTTTGACGCAGTTGAATACAACCCTTTTGGACTCTTACATCGCACCTTGCTTGAAATACTACACATTGACCGAAGCAATGCTCCCAATGACCTTCAAACTGATGAATAAATCGGTTGCATCAAGGGAGAGTGACAACGCTCGTGCAGTATCGGTGGAGGAGATGACAATGATTGAGGGCAGATATCGTGATAAAGCAGAGTATTATGCGAATCGTTTGCGTGATTACTTGCGTACCAACACAACTAACTATCCTTTATTCTTGAATCCGGGCAATACTATTGACACCATTCGCCCAAAGAACACCGCTTTTGTAGGTGGCATTTATCTTCCAACTTCACAAGATTGTTATTGGAACTATGACTTCCCCAACGAGGACAAATAAGTGGCAAAAAAACAACGAAGCAAAGCTTCTCAAATTCCTAAAGAATGACACTAAACCAAATCATCAAAAAAATCCAAACGGCAGCCGAAAGCCATAAGATGGTCGGCAAGTTCGGTGTTGGTCAGCAGTCAAACTTGACGGTTGAAAACATTGAATACTATCCGCTCGTT